CCTTCTTTAATTGCTGCTTTAGTAGCACATATAGCATCTTCAACTCTGTCTGCTTTTTCTTTTAATTCTATATCAGAATTAGCACCTACTTTTACTATCGCTATTTTAGCTGATAGTCTTGCAAGTCTTTTTTCTAATCTAACTATATGACCAGGATTTGGTTTATCTAATAACTCTTGTTTAATTTGAGTAATGATACTTAAAATTTCTTCTGAAGGTTCACCCACTTGTATTACAGTTTCTTTTTCTGTAGTAGTAGATTTTAAGCACGTACCCAATAACTCTGGTTGTATAAGATCCATATCATCTCCTAGATCTTCATTTATAACAGTTGCTCCGGTTAGCATAGCTAAGTCATCTAATTGTTCACGTTTGTTAACGCCATAGGTAGGAGCACTAATTATATTTACTTTTATATTGCCTTTTTGTTTATTCATTGCTAATGTAGCTGCCACTGGTGGTTCTACGTCTGCAATAATAAGTAAAGGTTTATTTGTTTTTATAACATGTTCTAATACTGATTGTATTTGTCTTATGTTTTCAACAGGTGATTCAATTAACAATACTAGAGCATTTTCTAGTTCACAACTCTTGTTTTCGTGATTATTTATGAAATGAGGATTTGTTAATCCTTTATCATATTGAACACCATCTACTAGTTCTATTTCAGTGTCTGCTTGTGGAGAATAATCCATCATAACAACACCTGTTTGACCAACAGCTCTAAATGCATCACCTATAATTTTTCCTAACTCAGGATCATTATTAGTTGATATTGTAGCTATGTGATCTATCATATCACCTTTAACAGGTAGGCTATTTTTCTCTAAATACTTAACTACTTTTTTAGTGGCTGAGTTAATACCATCTTTAAGCTCTCTAGAATTGATTCCTACGCCTATTTCTGACGCTTCTTTGAGAATTGCATGTGCTAACACCGTAGCGGTTGTTGTACCGTCTCCTGCTTCGTTTACTGTTTTGCGAGCTGCTTCTTTTAAAAGCGTTGCCCCCATGTTTTCTACTGGATCTAATAATACAATTGAATTTGCCACTGTAACACCATCTTTTGTAATTAATGGTTTACCTTGGTCGTCTTCAAGTAGTACACATTTACCGCTAGCTCCTAGTGTAGAGCTAACGGCTTTTGTAAGCTTATCAATCCCTTTAAACACTTGATCTTGAGCTTTTTGCCCAAAATTAAGATTTTTGACTATTAAGTCTGACATATTTGATTAAATTTAATTAGGTTTATATTATATTATCACTTGTTTTTTTTAATTTTTAATAATAAAGAATTATTGCTCCATCTCCACCTGTTGTAGAAGTTTGCTCTCCTCCTGCACCCCACCCGTGTTGTCCAGCACCACCACTATATGGACCGGTTTGGGCTATTCCTCCACCAATACCATAACCACCATAATTGCCTATTCCTCCGCTAATAGCACCTGCTCCTGAGTAATAAACATGGTTCGCTGGAAATCCAGAAATATTATTTCCATTAACAGTTGTTAGTGATAATCCCCCTGTAATTGTTGAATCTGCAGATGGACTAGGTTGGCTTGTGTTTACATCTCCAGCACCTATCTGTAGAACTAAATCTGTTGCTGCAGTAGTTATAGTTGTAACTTTGTATAATAATCTACCACCATAACCACCATAACCGGAGTCACTTGCCGAAGTTGAACCACCACCGATAGTACCACCACCAACTAGCAATACCCCAACTGTTGCTCCGTCTGCTAATAATAAATCTGTTGCTGGGTTAACTGTTATAGTTGAAGCATTTATATAGTAACCAACTTGACCAGTAGAAGATGGAGGATTAAAATAAAGACCAGCATTACAACCTCCGGAAGCTTGTGACATGGTTATTTGTGATGTTTGATTAGCACCTGTGGTTGCTGTTTGAGCTACTATAGCTGTGTTATAATAATTACCGATCCACATTCTTTGTCCAACTAAAGCATCTGCGGGTACAGCAACATTTAAAGTTACATTAATAACGGTTGCAGAACTGTTATACTGAGCTTGAGTAAGTATGGTAATACCTCCTGTAGGATTATCCGTAGTTCTAACATCTGTATCATTTAAAGAACGTAGTGTACTGTATTTTTTAAACTTAGTTATTCCACCAGCACCACCACCTCCACCTGTTGATAATTCTAAATCTCCTAAATAAATTGCCATAATATTGTTATTTTATACTGTTGTTACATATATTGTACTTGAACTATACGATCCTAATGCATCATATGCTACTTGTGTCAATACTATTGTTTTTATAATTGATGAATCTACCTTAGTGCTAATAACATTCTCTGCCGTTATATTAGATGTTTTTATTGTAGTTAAAGCCATTGTGTTATTATTATTAGTTGAATTGTATATTTCCTGTTCCTGCCATTTTATTGTTTTTTTTAATCTTTTATTAAATCCCAAGTTAGCGTTTCTTCATTCCAATCGTAAAAGTTTCCATCTGTTGGGTAAGGTGTTGGCGGTTGCCAATCATAATTACTATCTAATGCCCATGATTGATAAGGTTGGGGTGCTATAAAGATATCGTATTCTTTGTGATAATAAAACCCTACTCCCGCATATTGCTTTCTAAAATTTCCATTATAAGAAGTTTGTACCCAGTTTGCTGTATCGTGAAGAGAATTTAAAAATTGCTGGCCTATCAACTCACTTTCATTTCCTTCTGAATCTAATATAACCTGATTGTTAACAACGTGCACCGCTGTTACTGTATTGTTGTCGTCTATTTTTGCAAAGTGTGCCATAATTTATGCTGTATAAGAACCGCTTCCAGTAAATTTTAATATTGTGTTAGTACCACTTGTTGTAACCGTAGGGCTACCTAACGTTGTACCTGAATAGTTTGAAGTAGGTAAACGAAGAATAACGACACCAGAGCCACCATTTTTACCATTATAAGTGGTAGTTGGGTAAGCACTACCGCCACCTCCACCGCCAGTATTTATTGTTCCTGTTGTAGCTTGACTTCCATTACTTGCTCCATTTCCACCTGAATTTGTTCCGCCTGTACCAGCAGAACCAGATGTTCTACTATCAAGTCCACCACCACCGCCTCCTGCGTAAGATATTGAAAAAGCAGTTATTGAGTTGGCTTGACTTGCTCCACCATTTCCACCTGATGTAGAAGTTGCATTTGTACCAGAGCTACCTTTTCCGCCGCCGCCTCCGCCACCAGTTGCACCATCTCCTCCGCCGTCACCACCAGCATTTCCTTGACCAGATGTTCCTGCAATTCCGGGGCTTGATATCATATTTCCAGAGCCGCCGCCACCAGACCCTCCGATTGAGCCAGAAGCTTGATACCCAGAACCACCACCACCGCCAATCGAAGTATGTGCTCCAAAGATAGAGTTTTCACCATTAGTTCCTGCGGTACCATAATTTGTAGCTCCTGTACCAGGCCCTCCAATCGTAATAGTATAAGTTGTTCCTGTTGTTAAATTGAAATTCGTTGCAGCTAAATAACCTCCAGCTCCTGCACCACCTCCACCTCCGCCAGATGCTGCACCACCACCACCACCTCCAGCAATTAATAAATATTCTATATCATAATCTGCAGCAACTGCTATACCAACGAATTGTAAACCTTGTCCAAACATATTATGTGGCTATTTGTGAGATTGAATACCAGAATTCAGTAGCGCTTACACATGTTACTTGTACAAAGTTTTTTATAGCTGATGTGTCATCATAATCCCCAGCTATTTTATTAAATGTACCAGCGGCACCACCAACTGTAAATCCTAAAGTATATGAATTACCTGTTCCTGTGATAATAACAACTTTAGATATTCCAATAATAGGATTAGTAATATTTAATATTGTATTAGATGTTGGCGTCAATGTAAATATTTGAGCTGCTGTATAGTTTACATCAATTGTAGCTCCAGCAGTTAAAACTTCTGATGTAGTAAATTCAACACCTACTTTACTATTGGTTATACTATCATCTGCTATAACCCCTGTGATTACTTTGGTTAATGCCATTATTAAATTTTTATAGGTTTAGTATCTGGAAAGGCATCTGTAGATGGCCAATCTCTTAATTCTTGTCTGTATATTAAAGTTGCTGCATGAGTAGGGTAATCAGTTAG